CCCAGAAGGGTACACAGTTACCTATGGAGACAAGATATATACACCTAAGAAGCCTGGCCCAGTACCGCCTGGTGTTTATCCTCCTGACCCTGATTGGTGGGAAGAAGTTCCAGATTCTACATACGGTGATCTAGTGAGCACTTACAAGAAGAACATTGATATCAATGATAAGATCATTGAAGAAGCTAAGCGTTTAGTTCCCAAGATGGGTTATGATCGTAGACAGCTATATGTAGTGCCTACATTTACTGATGGTGAGCCAAGCTTACCTACTGACGTTGTTATTGATGAAGGAGTACCAGCGTTCCCTACTGGTCCAGTTATCATTATTGGAAGTACGGGAGTATTGCGTATTCCTGCTGCTAATCCAATGAATATCGGTTCTAAGTTCAGCGTTATGCTACAAGAGCATGTTATTGGTCCAGTACTAACTGAGCAGGGTAGTGGACCAGTAGTTGGTGATCCATGCATATGCTGCGACATCATTGGACCAGATATTGGATTCTTTGGTACTGCTGATAGCACAGAAGCACGTACTGATCAGTATGTGACCGAAATACTAACTGCAGTGCGTGTTGCTCCAAAGACAAAAACATTCAGCGTAGTTAGCATTCCAGAAAGCTTCTCTGTACAAGTATTGATTCAAGCTACAGTAAAGAACAACAAGATATTCCCAACTAACACACGAGTGGTTAGCTTTGATAGAGTAGCAAAAACAATAACTGTAGACAAGGCCACAATATACAGCATGCCAGCTGGAACTCCAGTAGTAGTAAACGGCGACTTTGACGGCATAGTTACTCCTAATATGGATTACAGAGCAGATAGCAATCCAAGCTTTAGATTTATACGCCGCGATACACCACGTTCATTTGGTTGGGTAGCTGGATACAATACTGGCGATGGCAGTGCACCTAACGGAGAACCAGTAGGTAGTGGAACAACATTCCCTGCTAATCCTAGATTGGGCGATTACTTCTTGCGTATTGATTATACGCCACAAAAACTATACAGATACAATGGTGCTGTATGGGTTGAAATCAGCAGAAATGTTAGAACTGCCACTGGCTTTGGAGTAGATGATGAAAGTCAGCTAAGCACATTCATCAACAATACTGCAACTGTAATGACTAGCAACGGAACTACTATACCAAGTCGCCAAGGATTGAGCAACGCACTGCGTATTACTCCTGACTAATCCGTTTTACTTGACATTGATCACTGATTGAACATAACATAATATGTTATGACAAGTTATAGAAAAATTTGGGAGCAACACAACGGACCAATTCCTTACGATGAGGACGGAAGAAGATATGAAATTCATCATATTGATGGAAATCGCTCCAATAACAAGATTACCAATCTTCAATTGGTAACTATACAGGAACATTACAACATACACTACAGTCAATCAGACTGGGCTGCCTGTCAATCTATACTGACAAGAATGAAATTGTCTCCGAGCGAACATAGTAAGAGACAAAGTGATTTGGCAAAACTCAGAATACTTGATGGTACTCATCACTTTACGGATCCAGAGTTCATCATCAAAAATAGTGCGCGAGGAAGACAAAGAACAAAGCACCTAAACAGTATGTGGGGGAAAACTCATCGCGACGAAACAAAAATTGCTATGAGTAAATCACATCGTCAAGCGGTTGAATCTGGAACACATCATACTCAAACCACAAAATTTGCTAATAGTGTTAGAAAAAATCAAGCTCGCTTGATATCAGAAGGGAAACATAATTTTCAAAATCCAGACATAAGAACGCTTCAAATAGATTCTCAAAAAAGAATGATTGGTAATGGAACTCATCCATTACAAGATAAGAACAGAATAGATCCGAACAAAATATTAGTAAGTTGTATTCACTGCCGCAAAGAAACCACTTTGCCCGCACTGACTTCTCATCACAAGCATAACGATACGCCCAGACATAATCCTGGAGTGATTAGAATGTGTTGCGTTATTTGCAAGAAAGAAACTAGCAAGGGAGCTTTTACCAAATGGCACATACACAAAGAATAAATATTATATCTTCATATAACAGAGATATAATATGGCTCAATACTTCTATGATTCTCAGGTCAAGCGATTCCTAATTCAATTTGCACGCATATTTTCCAACTTTTATGTTACATACGGCAGTGACGATCAGGGCAATCCTATACTACATCGTGTACCTATTATGTATGGTGATGCCAGTCGCCAAGCAGGTACCATTATAGCAAACAACAGTGCTAGCAATTTGCCTAGTGCTCCACTAATGACATATTACATTACTGGAATTGAGTACGATCAACGCAGAACGCAAGATCCATATTTTATAGACAAGATGTATGTTCGTCAACGCACATACAATATAGAAACGCGTGAGTTTGAAATCACTCAGGGTAATGCATTCAACGTAGAACGCATTATGCCAGTACCATATACATTGCGTATGCAAGTAGATGCGTGGACTACTAACTATAATCAAAAGCTAGAGCTATTTGAGCAGCTAGGCGTGCTATTCAATCCTAGTATGGAGCTACAAAGCACTGATAACTTTATTGATTGGACATCGCTTAGCACTGTATATCAAGACGGGCTTACGTTTAGCAGTCGCACAGTACCACAAGGAACTGGTAACCCAATAGATATAATGTCTTGGAAGTTCTATATGCCTATTTGGGTCAGCAGCCCGATAAAAGTACAGAAGTTCAATGTCATACACAAGATTATTGCTAGTATATATCGCGGCAAAGCAATTGATGATATTCAAGACGAAGATTTGCTGCTAGGAACCAGACAAAAGATTACTCCATATGGTTACAAAGTGCTGTTGATTGGTGGTGCATTGCAGGTTCTTCCAAACAATACAGCATTCAATCCATCCAATAGCGATGTTGATCTTCCAGAGTTTCAGCAAACTTGCTTGTTTTGGAAGTCAGTGCTAAACCCATATGGAACTGTGCGTCCTGGAATCAGCATGATAGCACTTGAGCATCCAAGCTTAGTCAATGAGATACTAGGTACTATTAGATACAATGAAACTGATGACCGCATTCTAGAATTTGACATTGACGTAGATACGCTGCCTGCGAACACTCTTGATCCAGTTCTTAGCGTTATCAATCCAAACTCTAAGATTCCTGGTGATGGATTACCAGCTGCTGCAGCAGGGCAACGATATCTAATTGTAGAAGAGATAGCGCCACAACTAAACTATCCTCTACCTAGTACAAAAACAAGTGCTTGGATTGGACTAGCTACTGGTGCTAGTGCCAATAGCATAATTGAGTTTGATGGTACTGAATGGTTTGTAAGCTTTGATGCAACTGCTGATCTAGAAGCACAAGAGTTTGTTACTAACTTGACTAGCAACATACAATATCGCTTTGATCGTGGCACATGGGTCAAGAGTTATGAAGGATGGTACGAAGCTGGAGATTGGCGTATTATCATATGAACTACAAACAACGAACTACAAATGGCGTAGGCGTTATATTTTACAGTATTACTACACATAGACACTTATTTTTACTGCGTAATGATCCTAAAATTACTGTATGGGGATTGCCAGGTGGAAAAGTAGAACGCAATGAATCACTACGCGAAGCTCTTGAGCGTGAGTGCACCGAAGAAATAGGATACTGGCCAGAGCATGCCAAGTTATTTCCAATAGAGAAGTTTACTAGCGTTGATAACAAGTTTGCGTATCATACATTCTATTGCTTTGTTGAATCTGAATTCACACCAACACTAAATCATGAGCATGTAGGATACTGCTGGTGCAATCGCGATGTATATCCACAACCATTGCATAGTGGATTGTTCAATACACTGAACTACGATTTGATAAAGCAAAAGATAGCTATCATTCAAGAGTCAATAAAGTAAAAAGCCTGCAACAGCAGGCTTTTGTTTGTAGCATGACTATAGATTATAGTGATGCTACTGTTACAACTGTAGCAGTTGTTCCTTCTGGTGCCGGAGCTGCTGCATTGAATGACAGAATATACACATTGTCAGAGAAATCTCTTCCCCAGTTGTCAGACATATATGCTAAACGTACTGTACTGCTGTCTTCTTTTGTTGCAGTAACAGTCATTGTATCTGCTGCTAGTGATCCATTAGCTGTATTAGCTAGTACGCATACACCAGTGTTTGTGCCATCGCTTACTAGAAACTTGGTTGCTCCCTTTTGACGAACAATATAACCGTTTGCTTCGGCGTTTGCACCAATTTTTACACGACATAGTATAGTCTTGGCTACTTGATTTGTATTTCCACCAACTACGCCATATGTAGAGCTAGCTCCCTGTGGATTGTTGTAGCCAGTATCTACTGGGCCAACGGTTGAGAATACACTTACGCTTGATGTAGTTGATAGTTCTACTGGTGTTGAGCTAGTATTAGCATCCAATGGTGTTGCTGATACTGCAAAGGTACTATTTGCACCAGAATTAGGTGTTTCAAGAATCCAGTATGTAGTTCCAGCTGTTAGTCCCGCAATATTACTTGCTGTAACAAAAGGCATTCCTTTCATTACGCCTAACGAGTCAAAATTGTTTGATGTGGTTACTAAATCAGTTGATGAACTTGCTGCAGTAATAGTTATTACTGCTTGTGATTTTGCTATTTTTAGGGGGCGTCCCATGTTTTACTCCTTGTATGACGTTCTAGGTCTACGCTGCCGAATTGCATGCATAAGTCGTTGCGAACGATCAATAGTATTTATGCTTAGGAGTAAATTTCAACGTGTTGCTTGCCGTATTCACGCATCAATCGCCCAGCCATGGCATTAGCAACATCTTCTATGCTTTGTCTAGTTTCATCGTCCATGTCTTCGTGTGCAATGCCCTCTTCAAATTGCTTGTAGTGCACTAACTCGTGACATAGTGTACGCATTACATCGGCTGGATTGCGATTACCAACATATACCCATATTTCGCCATTGCTCAACGCATGACCAAATGTACGCTTACTTTCTACTTCATCGTGATCGTTGCTGTATATGATTTCTGGAATAGGATTGATTCCTATTTTAGAACACGCCCACATACAGAATCTGCGTAGTTGTCGTTGTGTATCGTTGGTAACTTCAAAGATTTTCATGCTAGTATTTATCTTTGAAGCTACAGATTACTTACAAGATTTCAGTGCCGATTCTAACTTAGTTATGTAACCTAGCATAAGAAATCTATCTGATAGCAATGCTTTGACTTTGCTAAAGATATCGTCTTCTTCACGCACATTAGGAAATGCAAGCGTTGGCTTTTCTGGGTCAGCAGTTTGACACGGAATAACAACTGGAACTTTGACGGTCACTGTTTCTACTTTTACTTCTGGTGGTTTTTCTGGTACAGTATCGCAGCCTACTAATACTACAAGAGAAAGTATCAATACAAGTTTACTTAGTGCGTGCACGATTTATCTCCTTGTTTATGATTACGTTTGCGTTCTCACACATAGATAGCTTGGGATCAGGCGGAGTATTGAGTAAGTTATCTGCCATTGTTTTGAACTCAGAGGCAATTGAGTTTGCCTTTGCAAGTTCTGCTGCAGCCTTTGATGCTCTGATTTTTGTATCTTGTTCTAGCTTTTCTATCGCTGCATTTTGATTTGCAACTTGAATCTTTAGTGACTCTACATTTGCTCGCTGTAGTGCAAGATTGTTGTTTGCTACTGTAAGCTCAGCACGCGAACTATCTAGCTCTCCAGATAGCTTAGCATTATGTGCATACAACCCTGCTATTACTAGCAACAAAGCTACTAACGCTCCTACTTTCCAATACTTCAAAAGATATAACCACATATTATCTCCACTTTAGTTGATAGTACACTGCATCTTGTTCGCGCATCGTAGCTACGACCATTATATGATGACCTAATCGGTCAGGATCTATAAAACTATGCCAACGCATTCCAACACTATTCTCTCTAACCCAAGAACCACATTCACTAGACAACCAACTATTTAGCGGTTCAGCAATATAAATGTCCAAGTCATCGCAGTCCGACATAAAGAACTCGTGAACTTTGATGACTGTGATTTTATCCATTGCTAACTTGCTTTTCTACGAGCGGGAATACTTTTGATATAACCTTAGCACATTCAATGGCTACTAGCTGATGTTCAAGCTGTGTTCCATTTCCACTGCGTAGTTGAATGAAATGAACCCAACTACGAATAGTACCGTTCATATACAGTCTGCTTACTGTATTGCCCTCTGGTAGAATAGCACGTGCTTGTTCTTTGGCAATACCGCGTTCAATGGCTTCACTATATGTTTCACGCACATAGTTGATTAGAAACTGTTGCTTCTTGTTCCACCAATCTTGCAGTTCTACATCATCTGTCTTGATGCTGTTCTGACGATTCTTTGTATCTTGCAGTCTAGCTTCACGCAACACAAAGTCTAAGTCTTTGGTTGGGTCTGCATAACGCTGACTGAATTCTTGAAACGAGAATGATCTGTGTCTAAGAATCTGACGAGCAATGTCGCGTGTGGTTTCTATTTCAAGACAGGCCGAAACCATCTCCAGAGGGCTCCAGTGCGCGTGCTTGATTAGATAGTTGATTAGCTTTTCGCTAGTCTCGGTGTTATACTGATTGCTTGGGTTGCTTACGCGTGCACAGAATGCTACTAATTCTTGTGCGTCACCTAACTGTACATCTTCGGCTGGTTGTGAATAACTGATTAGTTTGACTTTCATAAAGTTCTCCTTCTAATCAGTATACACGCATATATCAAAAAAGCAAGATGCTACGCATCCATTATAGATTGCGTAGCATCTTGTCTGTTTCTGGTTGAACAGCTTCGGCTATTCCTTCTATGTCCAGAATGAACTCAATTCCAATCATATCTTCATCATACTCTTCTAGTTTGCGACTGACTGCTTCTTCAATCTCGTCGCTATCAAACCCTTGATTGAGCATTGATCTGATATTGATAGTACGCTGCTTGCGTCCATTGAGTCTAAGCACCAATTTTTGAATGAATTCGACGGGTATTTTGGTCTTCTCTATTTCATCAATGATGCTTTCCCACTTAGCGAAGATTTCGGGAGACACGATTTTATCCAGCTACTGCTGCCTTCTTTGGTCTGCCTGCCTTTTTAGCTGGTGCTACTGGAGCAACAACTACTGGCATTGCTTCTACTACTGGTGTTTTGGATTTGGTTGTCTTAGCTGCTCGTGTTTTCTTTGCTGGAGCTTCTGCTACTGGAGCGTATTCTGGTACTGCGCCTTCTAGCTGTGCTGCTTCCTTTAGCATACGATGTGCTTCAGCCATAAGACCGCGTGCTTCGGCATCCATTCTAGCTGCTTGCTGTCGCAGATTGTTAGCAATGTCACTATCGCCTAGTGCACCCGCTTGTGCAGCAACTGGTGCTTTCTTTTGTGGCGGTAGATTGACTGTGCTTTCGCCACGCATGCGACGAGCCACATCTTTTGGATCTTGTAGTCCACGACTAGCATCAATCTCTGCTAGCTTGCGTACTGCTTCCTCACCCTTGGCCATTTCGTCAAGAATCTGATTGAGTTCATCTAGCTTGACTTGTTGATTTGGTGCAGGAGTCATTAGAATCTGACTGGTCTGAACCTTTTTCAGCATGCCTTCACGATGCAGCACCTGTAGAATGATTTGACCATCTTTGGTGTAGCTGCGATTCAATGCATCAGCAAGATTCTCGCTGGTTTGACCTAAATCACTTTCAATAGTTTGGATCAGTGGGTCATGAATGTTTTGATTGAGTAGTTGTGTGTATACAACCAGGCACATATGCGATTCGCCTGGGATTTCGCGGAACACGATAGCGACTTTGCGATCACCGTGCTTACCGACATGTTTTAGAAACTTTGCCATTGTTGCTCTCCTTGAGTTATAGTATTTAGAGAGCAAGCAATAGCACCATATTTTTTACTTTATAACTTGATTTCGGCGCGGTCGCTGTCCGTGTAGACACTTGCCTACACTGCGAATAGCATCAGCAATCGCTTGTGGATTGGTCTTGAACATCTCTTCTATTACATCTTCTTCCAATTCGCTGATAAACGCATATACTTCAAAGTTGCGTTGCTCATTGAACTTGGCACGCATAAGCATGTAGTGCAGTGGATTGCTGTGTGCTTGTGACACCTTTCTAGGATCATCGGCGGCAAGTACGGCAATCATATGCTCTTGTTCTGCACGAGTCATATTGACCAAACCATCTAGCCCAAACATGTCCCAGGATACAAGATAGTTGTATGTAGTGCGTTCCTCTTCCAACTCAATATCTCCATGTAGATATGCCCGCCGAAGCGGGCATTGTAGCAGCTACAGCAGCTTACTCGTTGAAGTAAGCCCACGTACCGAACGGCGGCTTGATGCTATCGTTACCGTGAATGATCCAGGTAACATCGGTGTAGTTCTCATCGCCCCACGAACCGCAAGGATAGCCATCAGTGAACACAACCAGACGCTTGGTGTCCTTGTCGCGAGACTTCAGGTGATTGAAGATCGCGTCAAAGTCGGTACCACCACCGCCCTTAGGCTCATACGATTCAATCGTGTCCATATTGTCGCTGTTGAAGTCCTGAGGGTTGTAAATCTCAGTGTCAAAGCAGAACACGTGGATGCGATAGCTATCGAACGACTCCATGATGCCGCGTACTTCGCCCAAGAACATAGCCGCTTGCTTGTTGGAGATAGAACCCGACATGTCAATGGCGACCGCGATATCAATCTCTTCACCAGGAGTCATGCCAGGCATGATAGCATCCATGTGCCAGCTACGACGGCTAGGACGAATGAACGAGTAATCACTGCGAATGGCACTGGTCAGATTGGTCTGAATCAGTTCGCGCCACGGCATCTTTGGCTCGGTCATCTGCTCAACCATGCGTTGAATGCCAGCGGGAAGAT